ATGGCTACAGTTAAAATAATCATCCTCAAGCATCAAAGGCGAGAAGATAATACCTGGAATGTGAAGATACGGATTACGCACGAACGTCAATCTTCATATATTGCGACCACTCACTATGTGGGAAGTGAGTTGATAAACAAGAAGACTTTTGAGCTAAAAGAAAGGAATAATCCGATTTATGACCAAGTAATGCTCGATGTTCTTAAAATTAGAGCCGAACTTTCAAAATTGGGTCACTCTATTGATTTGTATTCTGCTAAAGGATTATGTGAACTGATGAAAGATAAACTTTCTAATAAGCCTGAAGGAATTAACTTTTTCGACTTTGGTTATGCTTATGCGGATAAGGTTTTGAAAGAAGGTAGGCGGATAGGGGAAAATTATCGAATTGCTATTAGCAAGTTTGAGGCATTCGTGGGAAATCGAAATTTATGTTTCTCGGATATCACATCTTCTCTCTTAATTAAATTTGAAGAAGATTTAAAGAGTCAACGGTCAAAATGTGGTATTGGAAATATTTCTGATTCTGGGGTTCGGCTTTACATGTCGAAGATACAAGCGTTATTTAATCGGGCAAAGCTTGAATATAACGATGAAGATGCCGGAATAATCCGCATTTCCAATAATCCCTTTGCTAAATACAAAATTCCAAAGCAACCAATTACAAGAAAGCGTTCTTTAACGGATGAACAGATAAGAGCTATAAAAGAGTATCGAATACCGGAAAATATGTTGGGTGTCATTATTGCCAGAGATGTGTTTCTGATGTCGTTCTTTATGGTTGGAATGAATACCGTTGATATGTTTTATTTGAATCCCCCTGTTGATGATAGATTTGAGTACGAGCGGAGGAAGACAAGAGCCAGGCGGGATGATAGGGCTTTTATTTCCATTAAAGTAGAACCGGAGCTTGAGCCTTATTTGGAAAGATATAAGGATTCAGTAGGGGATAGAGCGTTTAATTTCTTTATAAGATATGCGAGCCATAAGCAATTTGTGCATAAGGTGAATCTTAATCTGAAAAAGATCGGGAATGCTTTAGGTATTCCCGATCTAACTCTTTATGCTGCGCGCCACTCTTGGGCTACAATAGCAAGGAACGACTGCGGTATTTCGATGGACGATGTAGCAATGTCATTGAATCATAAGTCTGGGTATAATGTCACAGATACTTATGTTAAAAAGGACTGGAGCAGGATTGATAAGGCAAATCGGAAGGTAATTGATTTTGTGTTCCATCCAAGAAAGAAGGACGAAGAAAAAGCCGGGGAGTGATCCCCGGCTGGCTTTACTTCCTGGCATATATCACATCTCCTAGATAAAGGCGGTTTCCTTCTATTCTATACTGTTTTGTTTCAGAATTGCCGTTTTCATATTTGACATGGTAAGTGGTTTCGGTTGCACTCCAAGTGAGCCTTAGTACATTTTCCACTTCTCCGGCGTAGGTTCCGGTCCATTTCCCTGTCCCGTCTTTTTTGAGGTCAAGATAGAAAATCTCGACATCATCATCTATGGATATCCAAGATCCGATTAACGGAGAGTTGTTGTCATCTGATTGATCGTCACTGGAACACCCACCAAGGAGGAGGGGCAGTAATAATGTTAATGCGAATAAATACTTTTTCATTGTATATTAAAAGTTTAGATTGTTTTTATCGGTTGAATATAATAGGACTTTCAAATAAAGTTTTAACTATACTTACTTATAATTTTTTATAGTGAGGGCGAAGTGTTAATATTATGATTTACATATAATAGAATATACCTTATCGTATGAATCTAATTTCTCAGAATGTAATTCCATGTCTAATTTTTTTGTCCTTTTTGAAAAGTATTTAACTACTTTATTGTACTCTGAGCGGTAATATTCATTTCTTTCTTTATAATCTAAATTATCTTCGTCCCCATATTCTTTGATAGTCTTATTGAAGAGTTCTATCACACTTTTGTAGAACGCCTTTTGATATAACTCAAAAGCTTCCATTTTATTTCCGTTCAGGGCTTTTGTTTGAGCTTCGGTAATTAGCAAATCTTCCGGCTTGGTTTCCAGCTTTTGCTTAATGTTGTTTACGTCATTCGTCATTCCCCATATTTTGAAGAAGAGAATGATTTGCAGTACTCCAAATATGAGGAGTACGATAGTTAAAAAGTCAATCATAGCTTTAATTATTTAGTTTGTTCTTTAATTCTTTAAATAAATCCGGGTTCTCTAATTCTCCCCAGTAGTATTTCTTATAGCTGTCCCGGTCAAAACTTTGTTTCTTCTCATAAACGATTAAGCATTGTTTATCACAGAGGACTATTACAGTTGATTCAAGGAGGCAAGCGTATGAGCGAGCTTGCAAAAATGCCTCTTCTACCTCTTGGTTGTTCTTCATGTAAAGTTTGGCTTCAATCAACACTTTGGACTTTTCCTCATCCGGCTTATTTTCATAATGCAAAGCGTAATCTGGGAATATCCGGTGCCCACGTCCTGCATGTATTGGCAATTGGCGAATGAAGTCTTTATTTTCATACCATCCCATAGAGTTAAGCAATGGTTCTAATAGTTGTAGTTCTACATCCCTTTCTTCTTTTATATTCACATTCTCCGGCATGGTCGGAGCGTACAACTTGGGTAAAATGTCGGTATCAAATCCTTTGGCTTTTATCATACGGAGTAGTTCTGAATAATCCTCGCTACTCATTGGCCATCCGTTTACTCCCTGGAATTTCTTTCTAATAAGAGGATGCTTCGAAAAGTATTCATCTGCTTGTAGTTCTTTCAAAGTAATGTGAGGAATATTCATTCTATTGCCAATATGGATACACCCGTAGTATCGGAATAGAGGGTCTATTACGCCATCCGTAAGCGATGTCTCTATGCAAGTGATTGCACTGATTGGGGACGTTTCGTAATGAATAAGAATATCCCCTTTCTTCGTTTCAGGGCTTGACTGCCAGAATTTTGATTCTAAGGATTTATCTTCTTGGTATAATCTGCCGCCAATGAACCATACCTGTGACGGCTTGGGCATGTCTATTTTCTCGCTTGGGAGATTATTGGGTGCGAAGTCGTATAGGAATGACCATAACTCTGCTGGAGATAGCCCATTTTCTTTTCTGAACAAATAAAACACCTCGCAAAGGTCCCAATAATACATGCACCTTCCTTTGTAATCAGTTCTTTTGGGAATATTGGGGAGGTTCATGTTAAAGAAGTCCGCTATTTTATTCAGTTCGAATATTCGGCAAAGGAATAGGTACGGGAAGAAATATTCGGGTGCGAATTGTGATAAGACATAGGATATTGGCTGGATAACCCCAAGCATATTCTTGAAGTCGTTAGCAGGAAGCCATTGTTGCCTTCCTACCCTTACGCCTAACGTGATAAGTGAAATGTATAAATCTTTTGCTTCCTCTAATGATGTGGGGTAATCATAATCTGATACACCGTAGCAATATATATTCTCCAACCAGTCGTTGTATAAATCTGCCGGTATGAAGTTAGCGTGCGGACAATAATCCCTGAATAAGGCATACCCTCCCGCATCGGAAAAGTATTTTATCATCTCTATTCCGATTGCGGTCTGTTTATATAGGTTCCATGTGTATTGATTGAATTTCATAAGCTATTTTGCAGATAGACACATTAATACCCTATACATTCCAAATACTTCATCCATTAAAACGTCAAAAGGCTTAAATTTAGGGTCAGGGTTAATTGAATAGCATGATACATAACCTTCTCTATTAGATTCATGTATTTCTTTTACTAGAACTCCATTAGGAGTATCTAATACATATACTTTGCCCCAGTCTATAAATAAATCAGGATTTATTTTTTTGATGAGAATACGTGATCCTGAAGGATATTCAGGAGCCATACTATCGCCATAAACTGTTATAGCGAAATCTACATTTTCAATTGGAGAAACAACAGCTTCGCAATTTTGCAATAATACACCCGGTTCTGCAAACCCGGTTAGCGAACCTCCCATTGCTGACATTGGGAGTAAATAAGTAATATAGCCATTCTTCTTTGTTATGTCGGCACTACTTGTTTTTGGGGCTTCTTTTTTCTGGGTAAGCATATCTCCTTCTCCGGTAAGAAGCCAAGTCCTTGTATAGTGTGGATATACAGACAAAATTTTATCTGCCATTGAAGGAGATATTTTCTTAGTCTTGCCACTTTGTAAATCGTAAATTTGTGTGGCATTTGCTCCTATGCTATTAGCAAATGTCGCAGCTTTAATTTTTTCATTTTCCAAAATACAATTAATAACCCCAGGAGTATTCATTCTGTATTTATTTTGATGATATAGTAATTTACTATATATTTGCATCGAGATCAAGTTGCGGATGATTTCGACTAAATTGTTTAACTGTTCCCGTAAGGGATTATATAGGCGACTAAACTTCAAACCGCAACTTTGGAGTTGGTCGCTTTACTTTATTACTATGGTACCTCTCTCTGAACGAACTGCAGATGAATATGCAGATGCTTATTTAAAGGCTATTTATTGTCACTATTGTCACGTGGCTTAGTACCCAGTCTTGCAATAACTGACATTTAATTCATTGTACTTTATTATTTTCTCTTTTTCATTAACCATTGACAATAATCCTATAAGTTTATCCTTGCAGCTTTGCAGGATATGTATATCTTCGGGCGATTTAATTATTTCCAATAAAACCTTAACTATTACATTACAAGTTTCTGTGTCTCCTATATTTGACACATGAAATAATTCACTTATTCTGTAATAAAGAAATTGATACTCAATACCTAAAGGGTCTGATTTTAATAGCACATGATAATAATAATCAGATACAGCATGACATGTTATTGCATTATTCTTTTCGGCATTGAATACAGAGCTAACCTTTGTAGTCAATAATTCATCTCTTATTTTTCTTATATCAATAATAGAGAAGATATTCCAACCAATTAGCATAGTTACTAATAGTGCTAATATACCCACTATTACTCCTTGATAATCAAAGCCTAATTCTGGAACATGAGGGCACGCAATGCAGATTGCAATGATGCTTACTATTATTGCAATGGCACTCAATCCAAGCGCTATCCACACTATCCTATTTTCATGTTTGTTTTCTTTCTTCTTCATATAATAAGGTATAAACTGCTCTAATAGTTAAATAGTGTTTATTATATAGTAAATAACTATATAACATTTGATAATATAGTAATTTACTATATATTTGCATCATCAAACAGTGATAACCTAATCACTTTTGCAAAGAAACGAATTTTGCTTCTTATAAGCAATAGTATAAACATATTAAAAACGCACGATTATGAAAACAAGAGAATTTTTACACGAAGTAATGTCATTGGCTTGGCAGTTCGTAAGAAAGAATGGCTTTTCAATGTCTGAAGCTCTAAAGTCTGCTTGGGTAAACATGAAATTGAAAGCTGAGATGAAAAAGAAGATCGTCAAGTTTTATTTCAAAAAAGTAGACGGTTCTGTAAGAGAGGCGTATGGTACACTCAATGAAAAGTTGATGCCCGCCATAACAGGCAATGACAAGAGAGCGAAGAATGATACCGTCCAGACTTATTATGATACAGAGCGTGGCGAGTTCAGGTGCTATAAAAAAGCTAATTTATTATCAATTGCTTAATACTTACGATTATGACTACTTATGAATTAGAACAAGGTTTAAATGCTCTTCGCAGGGACTTGGTAGCAGTTGAGGGCATGGACGAAGAAACTGCTTGTAGAGTTTACAACGTAGATTGTAAGGCTGATATTATTGAGGTGATAAAAGAAGAGATTGAGACTTATGAAACTATTCTTTTAGGTTCTGACTCAGGCGAAGATAGCGGTATGGATTACGATGCTCTTTGTGAGGTTCAAGCTTTGAGCCGATACGCATAATACACGGTTATGCAACGCACGACAGCCCTACTGACGGATTGAACGGCAACCGATAGCGAGAATCGGGTAGGGCGCTATTGATTAAGCTCTTTGACAAGATTGTGAAAACCTTTACGGTGTAATACTATAAGCTGTACAAGGTTGACTAAAGATAACGAACGTACATAAGCAAGTTGGAGCTTGCGAGCTGTACAATGTATAACAATTAATAGAAAACACCGCAAAGAATCGTCCCAGAGCAGTAAGAAAACGGGTTGGGCGTCCGTACTGTTTTCGACCATATAGCCTGTACTGAACTTGAAATATGAGTTCTACCAAGCATAACAGCTTTTCTTCAATGGGGGTACAGGCACTAACTAATACACATAATTATGAAACTAATTCAATTTATCTTAGCTATACTGGTGACAATATGTGCTATCGGTATGCTATATGGGGCTATTACTGCTTACAGTCCTATGAAAACATTCTCTATTACAATAATGAGTATCATTTTTATTGGATGCGTTTCGTTTGTGATACTTGCATTCAGGGAATTAAGAACAAATTAAACGTCTGAGGGATGGTAGTCTTTGAGCTTGAACTCTGTATGCTTAGCGACCTACTATCCGGCCGATAGCAAGGAAATACCGTACAGGCAGACGTTTAGATGTTTTGTTTGTCGTGTTTTATTTTGTGTTTGTACTGGGTGTGCCGTTCGTGAGAATAGTACACCTTTCTTATCCCGGATGGTTAGCTTATCGGTTAGAGCTTCGTGTTGCGCAACCAATTGTTACGATTGAGAGAGGTTCGACTCCTCTACCATCCACAAATCATTAATTAAACAATAAGTTTTATGGCAACAATCAGAGAAACGATTTTAAAAGTAAAGCCGGGAAAACAGAAGATTATCCCGCTATCAGAAGTTGAGGTAACTGGCTACAGGCAAGAGGCCCATGAGATAAACAAGGAATTGAGAGAAAAAGGTGTTGTAGCTCCGGGTGGTAAGAATGTATATACCATTTCGAAGAATAAGTACACCAATTCTATGTATATCGTCAATAACATGACTAAGTAGTGGTCTAATTTACACGATTATGGAAAGAGTATTAACTGAACTAACACCCGAATGCGAGATTACAGCACGGATGTACGCACAAGGGTATGAAAAGAAAGAAATTGCTGATCTCAAATGCCGGGCGGTTAGCACGATAAACAACCAACTACAAAAAGCATTTGAGGTTCTTCAATTAAGGAACGGGAGAGAACTTGCAACGCTTGTGTTTGAGAGAATATCGGGTATAAGTTTAACGATGAACTTTTCCCCCATTGGCCGTACGGTGGTTGCCTGCTGTCTATTATGTGTGTTTTCTTTTTCGCTTTATCACGAACAAGGCGATATGAGAAAAGGAAGAAGAACGAGAGTGGAACGAACAGAAAGAATAAGGAGGTCTTATGATAATACAGATGCCGGAGGAAGTTTTATTTAAACTGGTGGACTACGCTAAGGGATTAGGTAGAAAGGAAGAACGCATTGATTCGTTCAAAGAGCCCAAATTTATAACCCAAAATCAAGCTCACATTTCTTATGGAAAGGGGAATGTTGCAAAATGGGTCAAAGAAGGCATCGTAAAGAGGTACAAGGATGCCGATGGAAAGGTTCGCTCAGGTGTTCGATACAATGTAGTTGAACTGGATGCGGCAGCTTTCAAGTGTAATTATATGAAAACGTTGTCTCCACTGGCGAAAGCTGAAATGAAAGAAATTAGTAAATAACCCTTTAAATTTTATGATTATGTCCTTAATTAAGAAATCGAATGAATTAGTAATCCCCACCACCGTAAAGATGATGATTTACGGTCAAGCAGGTATGGGAAAGAGTACAGTAGCATTGAGTGCTCCGAAGCCTTTGTTATTAGACTTTGATAATGGTGTTAAACGCATGAATATGGCGCATCTGGAAAACATAGATACCGTACAGGTCACTTCATGGAATGATGTTCAACAGGTTTTGCAAGAAGATTTATCGGATTATCAGACAATGGTAGTAGATACCATTGGGAAGATGATGGATTTCATTATTACTTATAAATGTGGTAGCCGGCAACCGTCTATCAGGGATTGGAGTGGTATTAATGCTGAGTTTTCATGGATGGCAAGAACACTCTCAAGTCTGAATAAGCATATTATTTTTGTCGCTCACCGTGATACGAGAAAAGAGGGTGACGATACAGTATTTATTCCTGCTTTGCGTGAGAAGTCCTACAACTCCATCGTTACTGAACTGGATTTGCTCGGTTATCTCGAAATGAAGAGCGAGAGAGGCATACAGAGACGCACTATAACTTTTGATCCTACTTCAAGAAATGACGGTAAGAACACTTGCAATCTTCCTTCAGTGATGGAGGTTCCTACCATCCTTGACAAGAATGGCAATCCGACTGCCAAAAACGACTTTATCACTACCAGAATAATCAATTCGTATTTGGGTATGCTTGCCGCCAAGAAAGAAGCACAAGAGAAATACGATAAGGTGATAGAAGAAATCAAAGAGAGTATTGAATTTATCACCGATGCCAATTCTGCTAATGAATTTGCTTCTCACATCAATGAATTTGAACACGTTGGTAGTTCTTTAATGATGGCGAGAAGCTTGTTTGCTTCAAAGGTGAAGGCTTTGGGGCTGGTCTTTGATAAAGAAACTAAAACTTATTCAGATGCAGCAGCCTAATTACCGCATATATGCAACACTTTTAGACGCCTTTTGGGGGTATCTGAATAGTGATGTGATTTGGGATAAGTATTGGGGATGGAGTGAAAATCCTCCCCATACCCCCGAAGAGTTTCACGAGCAACTGTTTCAAGAACTGATAAACTGTATCAATCGTAAACCTTTCGACAGTGAAGCGGCCGACAAAGGAACGGCACTGAATGAAATCATTGATTGCATGATAGAGAAAAGAAAATCTGAAATCATGCAAATTGAACGTGTCTATAAAGTAGAACGATTTGGTGCATGTGATGAAATAGGGAAACCTCTTTATTATGATGAGGAAGAAACGAAGGAAGTTATTGCACTGAAAGCTATCTATCACGAAAGAGAGTTTACTTTCCCTATTTCTCTTTGTCGGGAATTAACAGACTATTACAAGGGAGGTTTAACCCAACAGCGAGTAGAAGCTATCCTGCCAACTGCCTACGGTAATGTTCTTGTTTATGGATTGATAGACTACCTTATGCCTACAACGGTGAATGATTTGAAAACAACCGGCAGCTATACCGTAGGGAAGTTCAAAGACCACCACCAGCATTTGGTTTATCCATACGCTCTTATGCAGAGCGGTTCTGATGTGCGGACATTTGAGTACAACATCGTAGAGTTTAATAAAGGCGGTTATGTGGTAGATACCTATACAGAAACATACGTTTTCAATCCTGAACGTGATATTCCTATTCTTACGGAGCACTGTGAGGAGTTTATCCGGTTCTTGGAAGAAAACAGAGAATTAATCACCGATAAAAAGATTTTTGGAGGAGAGAACTAATGGCAAATCAGATAACCGGAAGAATAATTGAAATCGGGCAAACCGTCCAAATTCCATCGAAAAACGGTGGTTCTCCATTTATCAAACGGGAATTTATTTTAGACGCTACGCCCTATGACCCTTATACGGGTGAGCGTAGCGAGTATGAAAATATTATTCCTTTAGAGTTTACTGGTGATAAATGTGCAGAACTTGGCCGTTTTAACAATGGTGATGTTGTTATTGTATCATTCGCTCTAAAAGGGCGTTCTTGGACGAATATGGATGGAGAGTTTAAACGTATGGCGTCCATTTGGTGCTACAAAATAGAAGCGCGTGGCGGTGTATCGCAATCCGCCCAAGCTCCACCTGTACAACAGCCTGTTCAGCAGCCCACACCACAGCCAACTTATCAGCAACCGCAAAACTTCCCACCACCGGTTGATGCGAATGGTAATGCAAAGGACGATTTGCCTTTTTAGTGTATGATTTTCGACTTGAAGAATGAATACCAAGTGCCCAAGTTCAAGGAGTATGTAAACAAGCTGTTCAAGGAGCGTGCGGTGGTGGAAGTAAAAAAGAAACTGCCCAACCGAACGCTTGCCCAAAACTCTTACCTGCATCTGCTTTTAGGGTACTTCGGTAGCGAATACGGTTGCAGTCTGGACGAAGCTAAAATTGATTTCTACAAGCGGACTTGCAACCGTGATTTATTTGAACGTAAGATGGTCAACAAGAAAGGCAATGAAGTAACCTATTTGCGCAGTTCTGCCGAACTGACAACAGGTGAAATGACCCTGAGTATTGACCGCTTCCGTAATTGGAGCGCATCGGTGGCAGGTATCTATCTGCCAGCTGCAAATGAACATCAAATGCTGATTTATGCCCAGCAAGAAATTGAACGTAACAAAGAGTTTATTTAGCTATGGAAGATTTATTCGGAAATGAGATAAAGCCAATCAAGATATACAACCGTGATAGTGCCGGTAGATTTTCTGATGAAAAGACAGCGAAGTATGAGCGTGCTTTGAAGGATGCTGGCAAATACAAACAGATGTATCTTGCTGCTCAATCCCGAATGAAAGGCATGGCTAATATGCTGAAGATGAAAGAAGAACTAATTTCTAAAATGAAAAATAATGGATAAATTTTTAGGTCAAGAAATCCCCGAAAAGGAAAGATGGCAGTTCCTACAGGACAATGCCGATGCAGTGGAAGAGATTGGCTATACACATCGGTTTACACCGGATGAATTAGCACAAAAGAAAGAATCTCTTGCTGAAACCTCAATCAAAATCAATGATATTGAGATAGAGAAAAAAGAAGCTATGGAAGCATTTAAGGCTGAATTAAAGCCTTTAAATGAAAAAAAACAGGAACTTCTTGAAAACATAAAGAAAGGCTCTGAATATGTTGAAAATGAAGAGTGTGTGAAGATTCTCTATCATGAAGAAAAAATGGCCGGGTATTACAACAAACTTGGTGAGCTGGTTTATTCCCGTCCTATCATGCCGCAGGAAATGCAAAGAACTATTTTTAATATTAATCGTAAAACAGGAACAGAATCATGAGCGAAAACAAAATCAACTTGGTTGTGCCGAAAGATTATAACGGCAAACCTATCGAAGTAGTGTTAAGAGAAGGTGAAGCACCCGTAGCACTTGACCCGAAAGAACCGGAAAGAGTGGTTATCAATGGAACAATAGACGCACCTTTCAGATGGTTAGAGAAACGTGTCGAACTGATTAATCAGAAAGAGACGAACATTATCGTAAACCGTGATAAGATGGGGCTGGCTCTGACGATTGATGAAACCAGCTACTATCAGACAGAAATCAACGGCATTTTGCAGCCTTCAAAAGAAATGCTGGAGTTCGGCATCAATACAGATAAGAATTGGGAACCTATCAAATTATCACAGTTTTTGAAGATGCACCGAGCTTTCTTTACTGACAAGTCGCAGAACATGATGCTTGTTTCTACTTTGAAGAGCTTCAAAGCAAAGGTAAACCAAGACATTGAGCGTAGTAAAGAAGAAAACGGAAGCAAAGTGGATAATTACTCACAGGTGGTTGATTCCAACCTTCCAAAATCTTTCAAACTAAACATTCCTCTTTTCAAAGGTTTTGCCAACGAAGAGATAGAAGTTGAGATTTACGCTGATGTGGACGGTCGTGATATATCTCTTTCTCTTGTGTCCGCTGGTGCAAATGAAGCCATTGAAGAATACAAGAATAAGGTGATTGACGAACAACTGAAGCAAATCAGGCAGATTGCACCGGACATCGTAATCATCGAAGTATAACTTTGTTAACCTGCCTGCTAGGTCTGTGAAGATATGGTAGGCAAACATGGAGAAGTGGCGGAATCAGTAGACGCACCACTCGATAATAGGAATGCCAACTTTAGATGTGGCGAGCTTGGCAACTCGTCCCAGTGCAAATCTGGGCTTCTCCACAAACTTGGGTTGGAAAGGGAACATGAAAGTATTCAGTTGCAAATGGATATTTCTGTAATGCGCATACAGATAGTGTTCCCGATGGAATAATGTGAGCCACACATAAATGGCATGGGTTAGTAAATAATGGTTGTGCCCCGGAGAATACGCTTCGGGGCTTTTAATTGGTAATAAATAATGTGAAAGCAAAAGAAATAACTAAGACTATCTACATAGCAAATGATGGCAAAGAGTTTCTTGCAAAAGAGGATTGCAAAAAGTATGAGGATTTTATCGAGAAAGTTCTTTCACGCATTGAATACTTCTGTATCAGATGCAATCCAGATTTGACAGAAACAGGATATTTCCAAAATAAGATATATGTGGCAGTATTCTCTAAACATGGTTATAATAGAGACATTGCTATTGAATGGGCAATAAGGAAATTTAAATGCTATTTAGGATTCGGGGTTCAGGGGTATGGATTCCAACCGCATTTTAATGTAAGCAAAATTTCCAAGAAAGAATACGAAGGGTGTTTAAAGTTAGGATATGATAAGGAGTTCCTTAGTCCTGTTCCTGTAGAAGGATTTCCTGAAAATATTAATTACATGAAAGAATGGGGGTTTAAATAATGCCATATTACATAAAAAGAACTAAGTCCAAGAAGAAAGACAAGCCTTTACCCTTGTTTGATAAAGCAGGGATAACAGTAAAGAAGAAGCCGGATTTGAAAGCTAAACTCGACAAAGTTTTCAGCTTATATATTCGACTAAGAGATAGTAAACCTTTTAACTACAGATTCTTTAAGTGCATAAGTTGTGGTGAAATAAAGCCTTTCGAGCAGGCAGACTGCGGTCATTTTCATTCACGCCGCCACCTCTCTACAAGGTTTGACGAAGATAACGCTCATGCCGAATGCCGAGCGTGCAATCGGTTTAGCGCAGACCATTTGATTAATTACGAAAAGAATTTGATAGCTAAAATCGGACAACAGAAATTTGATTTACTAAAAGTGAAAGCTGCCGGTACTTCTAAGATGTCTGATTTCGAGTACGAGCAGCTAATTAAGTATTACAAGGCACTGAATAAGAAACTTAGGAAGGAGAAAGGATTATGAAGAAAGAAATTGACGCATGGGTATGGAATCCAGCAGATGCGCTATTCAAGCAAAAGAAATCAGAAAAAGCAATCGGTCATATTATCTATTGCGAATGTCCCGAAAAATGCGAGTTGTACGCAAAAGGTAATTGTGTCGCTTTTGATAATTATTGCCCTCATGGAAGCAGAGATCGAGTTATCGGGTATTCAAGAATGGCAAGTAAATTTCACTCATGGATAAACGAATTTAAAGAGAAACATAAAGATGTATATAAGTCAAAATTGACACAGCCCAAAAAGTTGGAATACTTTATGGATTTAGTCTATATCCCAATTTCATACTTAGGGCTAAATGAAAATATAGAGTTCGTATCTGGAGGTGGTTATTTTGCAAAAGGAAGGTCGATTATTAAACGAGAGCATTTCAATGCAGAGTTTATATCCAAGAAAATAATCAATTTTACTCCCTATGCTTTGTTGGGAGGAAGAATAAAATATTACCAAGACAAGGAAGTGCCGAAATTCCTTTTATGGCTAAAGCAACTTGACAACGCTCTATATGAGGAAGTAAAAGAAATGAATCCAACCCATAGCGGATTTGTTGCCATGACCAATGTAGGTCGCAAAGCGATACTGCAAACATTGAATCCCAATATAGGTACATTCAAGGACATACACGGTGGAATATGGGTTTGGGATGGTGAGTACCTGCACTCTAACAATACACACGCTTCTTTCACACTTATTGAAACAAGGGAAATTCAAGAATGTAGGCTAAAGCCCAATGGAAATGTTGCGGTTAAGGTGTGTGATGACGCACAGGTAAATGATAATACAGAGTTTATAGATTGATATGTACCAACTGCGTGATTACCAACAGAAAGCCTCTAATGCAGCCGTTTCTTTCTTCAACAACAAAGCCAAGAAAACGAATGCTATCATGGTCTTGCCTACGGGTTCGGGAAAGAGCCTTATCATAGCGGATATAGCTGCAAGGCTTGACGGACATACCTTAGTGTTCCAGCCGAGTAAAGAAATTTTGGAGCAAAATTTCAAGAAACTGTGCTCATATGGTATTCTTGATTGTAGCATCTATTCGGCTTCTTTCAACTCAAAGGAGATAAGCCGTATCACATTCGCCACCATAGGTAGCGTGAAGAATCATCCCGAATTATTTACCCACTTTAAAAACATAATTGTGGATGAGTGCCATTTGGTAAACCCCAAAGAGGGAATGTACAAGGATTTTTTTGATGCAGTGAAGTGCAAGGTTCTTGGCTTGACGGCAACTCCTTATAGATTGTCTTCCTCACGTGACTTCGGCTCCATGCTGAAATTCATCACCCGGACAAAGCCTCATGTCTTTTCAGAGGTCATTTACCATGTACAGGTATCAACTCTCTTAGATATGGGATATTTGGCAAAGTTGAATTACTATCCGATGAATCCTTCGGGATGGAATGAACTCAACTTACGGGTGAACACTACTGGTGCCGACTATACGGATAAATCAATCCAAAAGGAATATGAACGAATCGACTTTTACAGTTATCTCGTCCATATCGTCCAAAGGCTGATGAATCCAAAAGCTGGAGGTAAACGAAAAGGAATACTGGTATTTACCCGGTTCTTGAAAGAAGCCGAACAGCTTACGTGGTCCATTCCCGGATGCGCTATTGTTTCGGGTGATATTCCCAAATCTACTCGTGAAAGAATCCTTGCTGCGTTCAAATCTGGTGAAATCCCGGTCGTTGCCAATGTCGGAGTTCTGACTACTGGTTTTGATTATCCCGAGCTTGATACGGTTGTTATGGCCCGTCCTACGATGTCACTTGCTATGTGGTATCAGATAGTTGGTCGGGCTATTCGTCCACATCCCCAGAAAGAGGTTGGATGGATTGTAGATTTATGTGGAAACATCAAACGCTTCGGTGAAGTATCTGATTTAAGGCTTGTTGATGGAAGCAATGGCAAATGGGCCGTTTACTCCAAAGGTAGACAACTAACTAATGTGAGATTCTAATATGAAAAGTATAAAAGAAGTAATTAAGGACATTGAGCATATTCCAAAGTGTCCCCAAAGTGGAGAATATAATCTGTATTACCTAATAAAATGTTTGTATGGCACGAATAAGAACAATCAAACCTGAATTTTGGGAAGATGAAAAGATAGGTAAACTACCAATTCCATGCCGTCTTTTCTTTATTGGTTGTTGGAATTTTGCTGATGATTTCGGAGTTATCAAAGGTAATGCTGCATTACTCAAGTCTCAAATATTCCCTTACGATGAAAATTTACGAGTATCTGAAATAAAAAAGTGGATAGATGCCTTAGTGGATGCCCGGATGTTAGTACCTATTATTCACGCAGAAGAAAGCTACTACTTTATCCGCACATTCCGTAGTCATCAAGTCCTTGATAAGAGATACGATAAGTCTTATATCGGTAAGGGTATAGTAAAAGAATTGATTAGTAAGGCTTTAAATGATAACGATGTGAACACTACGTCAACACTACGTGATAACGACGTGAACACTACGGAGGAAAAGGAAGAGGAAAAGGAAGATAAGAAAGAATCTCCTAACGGAGATAAGAAAGAAGCCAAAGCTTCTTCATCCGCTTCTTCAAATCCTGATTTTCTAAAATTCAATGACTGGCTAAAACGGAACGCTCCTTATTGCAGCAATGCTAAAAACTTCTCTTCCCAAATCACGGAAGCGGAGTTTCTAAAACTCAAAGAGAAATATACGGGTAAACAGATTGCTGACATCATCGAGCAGATAGAGAATCGAAAGGATCTACGTAAACGATATACTAACCTTTACAGGACTGTATTAAACTGGGCAAAAAAAGAATATGGAAATTAATGTGCAACTACGAGATGAAGATTCTGAGAAGATTGTCTTAGGTACTATTATCACTGAACGCAATGCGCTTGAAGAAGTGAGGGAGTTATTATCCAAGGATTCTTTCTATAATCCATTCCATCTTCAGATATACGAAGCTATCCTTCAAGTGGCATCGTCTGGCAGTCGGCCTGATGTGGTAGCGGTCAAGAATAAACTTATTGCTAATGGGGTGAAGTTTGACCTTATGGAGTATATGCGAATTGCTTCTAACTGTACTTTTGATTTATACCAGTATGCAGCACGGCTGCACGATCTAGCGATAAGACGTAAATTTTGGGATATAGGACAGTATCTTGTATCAAACTCTTATTCAGAAGCAGAGGATATTCTCGATGTCTCTAATTCGGTGAGTAATGAACTTGCATCGCTTTTCAAATCAAGTAGCACTACTATTTCAACCATTAACGATGGACTTGAAAGTGTATATGGCATGATAAATGATAATCTTTTAGGGAATAGACAATTAACGGGTATTCCTACTGGATTTGAAAAAATTGATTCAAAGTCAGGCGGATTGCAAAAATCAGACTTGATAATTATTGCAGGGGAGACAAGCCAAGGTAAAACATCTTTTGCGGTGTCTATTATGCGAAATGCAGCGTCTTTGGGCGCTAAGATAGCTATGTATTCAATGGAGATGAAAAAGGAGCAAATAACGGCTCGTATTCTCTCTATGGAAAGTGGGGTTCCGGCTAATCAAATCATGTATTCACGTTTGACTGATTCACAGATACAAGCGATAGATGTTGGAGTAGGTAAAATGTCGGGAAAGGGAATATACTTTGATGATAGAAGCACTTCTAATATTGATACTATCATTTCATCTATCCGATATATGAAATTGAAGTTTGGAATAGACGGTGCTATTATCGATTATCTTCAGATCTTGAATGTGAATATGAAGGGAGCTAATAAAGAACAACAGATGGGGGATGTGGCTAGGCGATTAAAGAACTTAGCTAAAGAACTTGACATTTGGATTATAGCCCTTTCTCAGTTGAATAGGGATACAATGAATCCGGTTCCTACATTGGGGCGACTTCGTGACAGCGGACAAATAGCGGAAGCTGCCGATGTTGTCATTTTGATCTATCGGCCTGAGGTTAACAATAAATCCTATCCGAACGATTTTTCTAATGTAGATACCAAAGGGACGGCTATGATAGATATTGCTAAAGGACGAAATATTGGACTTCTACGGTTCATATGTGGGTTCAATGCCGCTACGACTTGCTTTTATAATCTTGATTATGTCCCATTATTAGGAGGCAAACAATCTGGTGTAGAGGATGATAATCCATTTTAGATATGGTAGTTACAATTTACTGGGAGAACAAGTCTACTCCTGTTATCCGTAAGAGAATCTGTGATCGATTTGGCATTCCTCACTATATATCTGTAAATGGTGAGACTCAGGCAGAAATAAGTGAAGAAAATATGTCGGATCTGATAGAGTTGGTTAAACGAGGCTTTATAAGCTTAAGAAATAAATAAATCATGTTAGTAGGCTATACAAAGTTACTACAAAAAAGTGAAATGCGGAAAGATATAGTAATAGAATTGAGTTACAAGGGTTTCAGTTGT